TAGGCCATGGACTCCCCTAGTTTAACTCCCTGTATATCAGGGCACACAACTAGGCTTGCCGCCTATTCGATAGCATGACAGAAGACCTAGGGCTTATCTTAGGTGAACCGTCAAGGAATGGACATTTGATGTATAGTCCCCAAGTGGTACAGCGCCATTCAATCGCTGGGGGATATCGGGATACACAAAGTATCCTTCACTGTCAAAGAGCAACCCTTAAGTGTAGGGCCAAGTGTAACTTAGTACCTCGCCTAACCTACTGAACGCAGGTGAAGGGTGAAGTCTTTAGTTGACTTGTCATAACCTACTCATAGTGAATAAGTTAGAACCTGTCAACAGGTATTATTCCCCAGTCGCTTCCCAAGTAACACTATCAGCACCAACACGCAGGCATTCAATGCGACCATAGAGCCTATCAGAGTCATTATGTTGCTCATAGATTACAAACATCTGACCACACATGTAGAAGGTTATCTTGATCTCTTGTGGGAGCGTCTCTGCTTCGTGTGTCATGTTGTTAGTTCCTTTCTGTTGATACCAACCTAATGGATAAAAGTATCCAGTGCAAGTAACGTATTGTTACAGTGTGTAACATAGTGTGATAGGGATAAGGTACTATAAGGTACGGGCATACGCGAATAGACTAATTAACCCCCAGTGTCAACACACAAGACTGTGATGTAAAGAGGATTAACATAAGTAAAACAGTAAGGTATTCATATAGTGATACTTGAATGTGTGTTACATTATAACACTAGACACCCATGTACAGTACTGATCGGTACACCCCATAGTGAGCTTCGCTAACATCCAGTATAAACTGTATACAATCTTGTACACACCAGTATATACAGAGGGGGGCACAGGGGGAAGGGGGGTACCTCTTATATTCTGAATCACACCCTTAGATTTTCTAATAGTATTTCCCTCAAGTAGAACCTCCCAGTGAGTACACAAATATACCAAACCCTACCTAGGATGTTGCCTACAGACTTAGAAGCCTTAGGAGTACCCTAAATGCTCTGTAGGCCACTGTGGTACATGAAATACTCTAGACCCTACTCAGTGAGGCTTATATGGACTGTGAGGAGTATCTCAGGGTAAGGTGCCCCACCTAGTACACACAGGAGTTACTTCCCTACCTGTGTAAACCTAGGTGTATCTATACTTAGAGTATACCTATGCTTAATACTCTTAATACTTAAAACATAGTATCCATAGTGTATAACCTAAGTTATCTACACCTATAGTTACTACACTCTATCTACACTCTAAGCACTAGAGGTATACTCTAGGTACACCTAAGTAACACCTAAGTACTACCTAAGTATACTTAAGTTATATAGGGTAACACAGTAGAGAGTAGATGTCAAGTACTTTCTTTAGGATGAAGTAACTAATATTTCTTTAGTTGTCTTATCAAAGGGTTACTGTCTTATTCGTCTTATACAGGAAAATAATGCTTGACAAGTATCCCTTAAGTATGTTATACTATCTACAGGACATGACAACAAAGGTGCAGAACCATATGCTTAAGCTTCCACTAGACAGAGATCAACTCTACACATGTAACAATGTACTTAAGGTCCTTTGTCTTATTAAGGAACTATGTAAGCCGGGTGACGTACCAGTCTTCACCTTACGGGATGAGAAGGAAGGTCTAGAGTCTCTACGCAACCTATTCGTCTCCCTAACGATTAACGATCCTACTGAAGCTACCTTCGCTGAGACTGTCTTCAATGATGTAGGTTACTGGTTGAAGGCTAGAGAGATTGTACGGCTTAAGTCTCACTTGGATGAGTGGAGAGAAGAAGCTGATATCAAACGTAAGGCTATAGCTTTTGAGTCTATCATTAACGAGGTACGTACCCAAGGTAAGTCAGCCTTCAGTGCAGCTAAGTATCTTATCGATGAACCTTACAAACCTAGTAAGACTAAGGAAGCTAAGGCTAAGGTAAAGAAGACTACTGAGAAAGCTAAGAGCATCTACAAGGATGATCTAGATAACCTACAGGAATTTCTTAACTAACCATGGCAACCTTAGATGAAGTCAGAGAGGTAGCTGAGTCCTCCTTAGAAGCCTTCATCCGTCTCATAGCCCCTCAACGTCTCCTAGGTAACTGCCATAAGGAACTGATTGACTGGTGGACTAGGGAGGATGCTAAGGACCACCAGCTAGTCCTCTTCCCTCGTGACCACGGTAAGTCAGCCCTAGTAGCCTACAGGGTAGCATGGGAACTAACTAAAGATCCTACTCTCCGAGTCTTATACATCTCAGCTACATCTAACCTAGCACAGAAGCAACTAGGGTTTATCAAACAGATCTTTGAGTCTGATGTACATAGGCGCTACTGGCCAGATCATATCCACCCTATGGAAGGTAAGAGGGAGAGTTGGTCTAAGACTGAGATTAACCTAGACCACCCACGACGTACCTCAGAACAGATACGTGACCCTAGTATTATGACAGCTGGTCTAACAACTGGTATCACAGGTCTCCACTTTGACATTGCAGTCCTTGACGATGTAGTAGTATATGAGAATGCTTACACACAAGAAGGACGTAACAGGGTAACCACTCAGTACTCTCTCCTAGCCTCTATCGAAGGTACTGGAGCACAGGAGTGGGTAGTTGGTACACGGTACCACCCTAAGGATCTCTACCAGACTATGCTCACTATGCTAGAGCCTACCTTTGATGATGAAGGTCAGCAGACTGGTGATGAGAGTATCTACGAGGTTATGGAGAGAGCAGCTGAGGATAGAGGGGATGGCACAGGTCAGTTCCTATGGCCTAAGCAGCAACGTAAGGATGGTAAGTGGTTCGGCTTTGACATGAGAGAACTAGCTCGTAAGAAGGCTAAGTATGTTGATAGGACACAGTTCAGAGCACAGTACTACAATGACCCTACTGACCCTGATAGCAGACCTATTGACTATGACAGGTTCCAGTACTTTGATAGGAAAGACTTAGAGGAGCGGTATGGCTCTTGGTACTTCAAAGGTAACAAGCTTAACCTAGTAGCCTCCATTGACTTTGCCTACTCTACTCGTAAGGAATCAGACTGGACAGCCATCGTAGTCATTGGGATTGATGCTGACAATAACATCTACGTCTTAGACATTGAACGTATTAGGACGGATAGGATCAGTGACTACTTCAAACTAATCCTTAGGATGTTAAACAAGTGGAGCTTCAAGAAGCTTAGGGCTGAGACTACAGCAGCTCAACAAGCTATTGTCACTACACTCAAGCGAGACTACTTCGCACCTCATGGTCTAATGATTAAGGTGGATGAGGTAAAGCCTACTAGGCACCAAGGGTCTAAAGAGGAGAGACTAGAGGCTACTCTAATTCCTCGTTATGACAATGGGCAGGTCTACCACTACAGAGGTGGTAACACCCAAGTATTAGAAGATGAGCTAGTGACTAACAATCCACCTCACGATGATGTTAAGGATGCCTTAGCTACAGCTATCGAAGGTGCTATCAAACCAGCTAGTCAAGGTAGACTCAAAGGGAAACAAAGTAATGTCGTGTATCACAGTAGGTTCGGAGGACGTGTATAAATGGTAGGTGAAGTACTGGACCTAGACCATGTCATTAGTCCTGACAACTTAGCAGCTCAGATCTCTAACCAATACAATGAGTGGAACTCTCTACGTAACGGTTGGATACAGGAGAAGAAGGAACTACGCAATTACATCTACGCTACTGACACTAAGACTACTACCAATGGTAAGCTGGACTGGTCTAACTCAACGACTACACCCAAGCTTACTCAGATCTATGATAACCTAAAGGCTAACTACACAGCTGCTCTCTTCCCTAATACTAATTGGATGAAGTGGGTAGCTAGTGATCGTGAGGCAGCTACTAAGGCTAAGACTACTACCATTCAATCGTACATGGAGAACAAGGTAGACCAGTCAGGTTTCATCTCCACTATGGACAAGTTGATTGATGACTACGTTCTTATGGGTAATGCCTTCTGTACAGTTGAGCATGTTACTGAGTACACTGAGGTCAATGGGGAGTCTATCGTTCAGTACGTAGGTCCTCGCCTAGTCCGTATCTCTCCTTACGATCTTGTCTTCAACCCAGCTGCAACATCCTTTGACCGTAGCCCTAAGATCATTCGTTCCTTGAATACTATGGGTGAAGCTAAGAAGATGCTTAGTGAGGAGGACTTCAGTAAGATCCTACAGAACCGTACCTCAGTTGGTACTGGTCTCTCAGTGGACAAGGCTGATGGTTTCGTAGCTGATGGGTTCTCTAACATCCAACACTACTACGGTTCTAACTTTGTTGAGTTCCTAACCTTCTATGGTGACACCTACGATACAGTCACTGGGGAGTTCAAGGAGAACCGTAAGGTAACTATCGTTGACAGAGCTTACATTGTAACTGATGAACCTATGGCTTCATGGTTAGGCCAAGCTCCTATCTTCCACACTGGATGGCGTAGTCGCCCTGATAACCTTTATGCTATGGGTCCTCTCGATAACCTAGTTGGTATGCAGTATCGCATTGACCACCTTGAGAACCTTAAGGCTGATGTCTTCGACCAGATTGCTCTCCCTATGCTTAAGATCCGTGGGGACATTGAGGACTTTGAGTACAAGCCGGGTGAACGTATTATCCTAGGTGAAGAAGGTGATGTCACTCACCTAGTCCCTGACTCTACAGCTCTTAACGCTGACTTCCAGATCCAGACCTTAGAGAACAAGATGGAAGAGTTAGCTGGTGCCCCTCGTCAAGCTATGGGTATCCGTACACCGGGTGAGAAGACAGCCTTTGAGGTACAGTCCCTACAGAACTCATCTGGTCGTATCTTCCAGCACAAGGCTGCTCAGTTCGAGAGAGAGCTAGAGGAACCATCCCTTAACGCTATGCTTGAAGCTGGTCGTAGGAACATGGATCACTCTGACCTTGTCCGTACCTTGGATGATGCTACTGGTGCCTTGATCTTCTCTGAGATTACTAAAGAGGATATCACAGCTAAAGGTAAGATCAAACCTATGGGTGCTCGTCACTTTGCTGAGAGGGCACAACGGGTACAGAACATTACTCAGATGCTTCAGATGAAGTCTATCCCTGATGTTGGTGTCCACCTCTCAGGTAAGATGACAGCTCAGATCATTGCTGAGGAGCTAGGTGAGAAAGAACTCTACGGTGAGAACATTGCTGTACAAGAGCAACTAGAAACCCAAGAGGCTACTCAAGATGCTGAGGCTCAGAACCAAGAGAGCCTAGCTGTAGCCGCTGAGACAGGATTATAAGATATGCCCAGAGGTAACGATGAACCCAAAGAAGGTACGCACTTTAAGTGGGTAGACAGTGGTCAAGGATTCAAGACACGTAAGTTCTTCACACGAGCTGAGGTAGCTGGTAACAAACGAGCAGCTTCATCCCCTACACCAACCCCAACCAAAGCTGCTCCTACCCCGTCAGCACCCAGTAGCCCCTCACCTACGCCTAGGACTAACTCCCCCAGTAGACCTAAGTCTCGACCACAGGCAGGCCGTAGTGCAGGACCGGGTGGAGTCCTCCCTACACTTAAGCTGACTACTCCGGGTCCTACACCGAGTGTTTCCACCTCAGCCCCTAAGGCTACTTCAGCCCCTAAGGCTACTTCAACCCCTAGTGTAAGCACACCACATGTTACTCTACGTAGGGACAAGCCTGAGCAACCTAAGGCCCAGTTCAGGACACCTACAGTAACGTCCTCTAGCCCTGCGGCTCCTAGTAAGCCTAAGGCTACTTCAGCCCCTACTAAGCCTCAGACGCATGTCACTCTACGTAGGGACCAACCTAGTAAACCTAAGGCTCAGACTAAGGATGCCAAACCTAAGAGTGTGCCTAGCCGTACACTAGGTAATGTAATCCGAGGGACGAACTTACAGAAGCTAGGGTTAGACTTTGGGACCCTTACAGCTAAGACCCCATCAGCTAAGAAGCGTACACGTAAGTAGATGACTGTCTCTTATACACATCTGACGCTGCCGACGAAGGCTTAGGTGTAGATCTCGGTGGTCGCCGTATCAT